GATGTTAGGAAGCACTTTAACGGTTTCCACCTTATCTGCGTCATCGTTTGGGTTTAATGATGCAACCTTCTCAACAATGTTAGGAAGTACCCTAACGGTTTCCACGTTATCCGCATCATCTTTTGGGTTTAATGATGCATCCTTCTCGACGATGCTAGGAAGCACCCTAACGGTTTCCTCGCTAATGGCTTCATCGATTGGTTTGAATAGCACAACTTTCTCGACAATGCTAGGAAGCACCCTGACGGTTTCCACTTTATCTGCGTCATCGTTTGGGTTTAATGATGCATCTTTCTCGACGATGCTAGGAAGTACCCTGACGGTTTCCACCTTATCTGCGTCATCGTTTGGGTTTAATGATGCATCTTTCTCGACGATACTAGGAAGCACTCTAACGGTTTCCTCGCTAATGGCTTCATCGATTAGTCTGAATAGCACAACTTTCTCGACAATGTTAGGAAGCACACTAACCGTTTCTTCTTTAATAACTTCATCAATTCTAACAAATGATATTGTTTTTTCAACAATGACAGGAAGCACAATCAATGCGTCTAGTCTAATAACATCTACCATAAGAGTAAGCGATATTGTTTTTTCAACAATGCTAGGAAGCACGCTAACGGTTTCCTCTTTTTATGTATCGTCTATTGGTGCAAATGATATTGTCTTTTCAACAATGACAGGAAGTACAATATCAGTATCATCGATATCGGCTTCTACTATGAATCTAAATAGTACGATCTTTTCAACAATGCTAGGAAGCAGTATTATAGTATCTACTTTGCAGGTGTCGTCATTGATTGGTAATGATTGTACATATTCTACGATGACAGGAAGTACTCTTACATTATCAACTTTAAACGTGTCAACTCTTAACTTTTCTACTGTATTTGGAAGTACAATTATTACATCAACCTGTACTGCATCAACAATCAGCACAATTAATCTTAGCACAAATCAAATTATTTTTTCGAGTATATCAATGATTCCTGAAACATTATCCACATTTTCAGGTGTAACTACATCGTCTATTCTGATTAATATTAATGGATTCTATTGGAAAATTCCAATCCAGGCAGTTTAGATAACTTTTATATAACATTTAACGTGGTTTTTTAAAAAATGTATATCATTCTATAAGAATTATATGATAGTAAACTTATAGAATAATAAAGTAAAAGATACAACTTAAACTTAAATATCCGGATCCACTAACAGGATGCCAGCAGGTGGAGGTTTATTACAACTTGTCGCAACAGGAAAAGAGGATGAGTTTCTCACGGGAAACCCCCAAATTAGCTTTTTTAAGATGATTTATCGTCGACACACGAATTTTGCGGTAGAATCACAGGCCATGTATTTTGATGGTACTCCTAACTTTGGTCAGAGAGTTACCTGTTTGATTCCACGCCGAGGCGATTTACTTGGTAAAACGTATTTGGAAGTTGTTTTACCGCAAATTATGGATACAGATGGTAATTTACTTTCTTATACGAATTCGATTGGTCATGCTTTGATTCAGGAGATTACCTTTGAGGTGGGAGAGCAGGAGATTGATCGTCAGACGGGAGAATGGATGGAGATTTGGACACAACTTACCACACCGGCTAGTCAGAGGGATGCTCTGAATGAAATGATTGGACGTGTAGAACCTTATAATATAGTAAATCTTCAACCTGGAATGGATTCTGATGGTTTACATTTATTAATTCCTCTTCAATTCTACTTCTGTCATAATCCAGGTATGTACTTACCTCTCTTGGCACTTCAGTATAGTCCGATTCGTATCAATATTACACTTCGGCCTCTTCAACAACTATTTTGGATTCCACCACCTATGCCACCGTTTACACAGGAAAATTGGATGCCCGCTGTTTCTACACAGGTAAGCTGTACAACACAGATTGTAAGTATGCAGTTATGGGGTGACTTTGTCTATTTGGATGTAGAGGAGCGCCGACGATTTGTATCAGGCACGCATGAATATATTATTGAGCAGGTGCAATATACTCCTCCTTATTCGATGACTGCTGCTCAAAATACTGCTACAATTGCGGTTGAGTTTAATCATCCGATTAAGGAATTTATTTTTGTGGTGCAGCGTGATGCGATGGACAATCGTAATGAATGGTTTAATTATAGTAATTTAGCAATTGGTGAACAGACACCTATTTTGGTACTTCCTTATGTAAATTCTAATGCACCGGCTGGTCGGTTGGATATGATTTCAACTGCAAGATTGCAGCTAGATGGATACGATCGTTTTGCGGAACGAAATGGACAATACTTTCGATTATCGCAACCTTACGATCATCATACTACAACTCCGGTCAATTCTTTTATTTATGATTACTCATTTGCCTTACGCCCAGAAGATACGCAGCCTACAGGAACAATGAATGCCAGCCGTATTGATAGCATCACATGGCAGATTCAGATGAATCCTGTACTTAGTAATCCATTAATGCCTCTTTGGCAACAGCGAGGTAATTGTCATATTGTGGTATACGGACACAATTACAATGTATTTCGTGTTATTAATGGATTTGGTGGTGTTCTATTTACCATTTAATAAATGAGACAAAGATTGATCTAAAAAAGTCCTCATACTCAGTAATGAGCGCGAGTGTCTCTCAGCTAAAATATTGGCTTGGTACCACGCCAAACTCTAATGAGAAAAACACAGAAGGCGGAGAGGGTGGAACCTATTTATCCTATAAAGTATTTCTTGGATTATCTGTTCTGGGTGGTTTTTTTGCACTGGATCATCTTTATTTACGATCACCCCTCACGTTTCTTGCAAAGTTTATGATTAACTTTATGTTTTTTGGAATTTGGTGGATTTATGATGCAGCCCATGCTATTTTTAGCACAGAGACCGTGAAGGTATTTGGATTGGGTGTACCTGGACTCGGACCGCGAGGTATTGCAGGTGGTGTTTTATCAAAGGATGTACCTGATAAGCTTCATTTACGATTTTTTACATATGCAATGGCATTAATCTTTGGAGGAATGATTGGTCTTGATTCCTTTCTCTTAGGAGATAAACAATGCGGATTTATTCGTCTAGTATGTACGATTTCTGTTATCTTTGCACCTGTTGCCTTCATATGGTGGGTATATAAAATGTTTCGATTTTTTACTGATACAAAAGGCGTGGTAGATGACGAGTATGAATTCTTTGCAGCACCACATACTTCTTTAGAAAATAAGATGACTTCTAAATATCCCTTCTTATCCTATTTGTTTAACCCGCTTTCTCTCTTTGACATGATCTTTTCACGCACTGTAAAACCAGTTATTGCACCATTAATGCAGGTGGTCGAAACATCAACTGGAGCGGTACGCGACACGATTACTGGAACGGCTGCATCAGTAGAAAAGACCACAGAGTTGGTACGAAACACGGTTGCACTTGGTAAGGCTAGCTTAGATAAGGGTGTGGAACTTGCGGGTCAGATCTCAAATACCATTGATAAAACAGGAAAGGCAGTTGCAGCAGCACAAGGCGCTATCCCTGGTGTTTCATTATATAGCAGCATTACACCCGACTCTCTTTCTGCTGCGAAGCAAGCAGGTGGCTCTGCAGATGATAGCAACTTAAATGTTTTGCCCTATGCTCTATTAGGTACTCTTGCTATAGTTGCAGTTTCTGGATTTGTTACCACCTATCGTCGATCCAAAAACAATGAGCCATTCCGCGATGACACCCCTCCCGAGCCAGGAGTTCTTCGAAAGCCTGATTCAAAAGAACGTTCCGCATGATCCAATTATCATTATTAAATTCGGAGCAAAGTGGTGTGGACCATGCAAGAGGGTCGATATGAATTATCTCCTTAGCCTAAGTACGCAGATTAAATGGTATGAGTGTGATCTGGATGAGAATGATTATACGCCAGGCTATTGTGGGGTTCGTAGTATCCCTGCTTTCCTTGCGATTGTGAATGGTACTCCCCAGCCCATTTTCCAATCTTCTGATACTGCAAAGATTGCAGAATGGATGAAGAGTGGTTTTAAGCAATAAAAAAAGTATATAATATATTGTTATAATGTCAAACATACTAACAATATCATGATAAACTATTTATGACGCAAACAACATACGACCGCGTCCTTCTTTGATTTCGTAGACGCCCCATCCCTCGGTATAGACGCGCATTTCCGATTTGCGTTGTGCCAAATAGGGATTGGTGATAATGTTGGCGAGTTCCAAATATAATGTGGGACGGTCTGCAGTACTAAAATTAACAGTACCTTCTGGTTGGCGTGGGGCAGGATAGACAGTGCCATATTGATCACCCAGAGACCATTTCATTTCACCGATGGGTTTGCCGCTTCCTTTTTCATCTTTGGTCAGTTGACAAATGCTTCGCCATAAAATGGGTTGGTACAATAACTCACGATCCTTTCCTGCAATGACTAGTTTCATTTGATAATAGAAATCTCCATAAGGAACAGTATAGGGTTGTGTAGTAGTTGGTACATTGGTCTCAAAATAATTATTTTCAAATTGATCCAGGCGATTCGTATTCATGGTATTCGAATTTCGAAAAAACCAGAAAATGCGCTCTGTCGGAAATCGACCATCTAATTGACGTGTAATAGCTGCCACGCCGCCCTTATCTAAAGGAATATAATCTAATTCTCCAAAGGTAAACTTATTTTCAAAATGTCGACGAAAGGGGATTTGAAGGGTTGCAGAACGAAGTTCTTGTTGAACACGCGGTGGTACATAATGCTGTTCTGTCACTAAATATAGTGTTGGTTGTTCGATTTCTACAAAAGGAAGCGGAGCAAAATCATAGGATGTACCATCATCGAATTCATAGGTAAATTGTGGAACCTTCCATGGCGCCGGCTTGAAAACACTTGGATCACTGCATACAGTTAAATCCTCTAGTTTACGAAGTACACCTTTGATACGAAAGGTCTGCCATGGAACTGCTACAAGAGGAAATCCACCATCTTCAGGGCATTGAGTACCTGGAAGAGGTATACGAATATGGATATGATCGGGTGTAGCACGAAGTTGTAGACCACGGTCGGTAGGTTGTCGTGTAATAGGATCGATACTATCCACAAATCCACCTTGTACTTGATTAAAGTAACTACTATTCCATGAACCCTCTGACATTTGTGAAGCCAACAGCCCATCACCACTCCATTCCTGTAGTAAAAATTGGTCTTGGAATACTTGAATTTTTTCAAATAGGAAATAACCTGCATAATTCACATAACCATAGGATCGGCCATCTTTTGATGTAATAGGATATAATCCATTTACGATACGAGGATCAATTGATTTGCCATGAGGTTCACGTGGCAAAGACGGATACCAGGTGGGTAATTCTACTTCCAATTGGCATACGGTTAATACATCGGCATAGGCATCAATCTGAACTTCAAAGGAGCTGCCAAATGAGCTAGAAGAAATGGGAACCTCTTTTCGGCGTTCCAGTAAATGATGCGCAGAGGAGCTATATCGTGCATCATACGGAAAACTACTATCTTTCGAGTCTTTTACAAAATATGCATCTTTCACTCCGCGCGCCACTAATTCAAATAAGGCGCCCTGACCGCTCGATTGGTTAATCGATGCCATTCTACTAAGTGATAGAATCAAAGTTTATACTCTATCCATCAACCGTAACAACTTTTGCCAGATTACGTGGAAAATCAGGATCATAACCCTTTGCTTTTGAGATTTCATAGGCAAGAAGCTGAAGAGGAATGATGCCAAGAATGGTTTGAAAATGTGTATTATCTGGAACAGTAATGATTTTTTCAAATAAAGCAGGAGAATAGGAACCTTCCGTAGAAGAATTTGTAATGAGAATCATTCGTGCATGCCGTGAATGAATTTCGGATGCAGCATGAATCATTTTTGTAAAATTATCATCATTCGGTGCCAATAAAATAACAACTGTTTTTGGATCAATCAACGCAAAGGGTCCATGCTTTAATGATCCTCCCGCATATCCTTCTGCATGAATATAGGCAATTTCCTTAATTTTAAGAGATCCTTCATGTGCAATGTATTGCATCATCCCTCTTCCTAAAATAAACATATGTTCCACATCCAATAATTGCTGAGCAAGTGCTGGAATAGACGTCAAAAGATCCGTCAATAATCCTTCTACCTCTATGGATAAGGAACGAAGACCATTACTATATTGTGTTCGTAATAGTTGATGTGTACCCTTATTTTGAGAGAACCACATACCCAATAATGTAACTGCAATAATTTGACTGGTAAATGATTTTGTACTTGCTACACCCACTTCTCGACCCGCATTTAAATAAATTCCGCAGTCACTTTCCTGAGCAAGAAGCGATCCAACAACGTTTACAATAGAGATAATAGGACAGTCTGCCGCACGAATAAATGGAATACATCGATGTACATCTTTTGTTTCACCAGATTGTGATAGAAGCACAAATGCCGTTTTCCCATAAAGAGGAATATCAATTTCCGTAAATTCACTTGCATCAATACACGATACATGCTGAAAACATTTGAGACGTTGTATCATTTGTGCACCTACAAGACCTGCGTGATAGCTTGTTCCACATCCCAATAAAATCAAATGATCCATTTTAGTAAGAAGACTTTGTTTCGAATCTAAACCACCCAATTTAACATCACAGTCGCCAATTAGACGACCACCCATATTTAATGTTCTCATAATACTCTGTGGTTGTTCTAGAATTTCTTTGATTGTCCAATGAGAATAAGGTGCACATGACGTTTCTGATATCTTATTTTCGATTATTTTCTCGATATATTTTGCATGATGGTCAAACATAATGTGCCCCTCATTTTTATGAACCTTTACAATATCTCCATCATGCAATGTAATAAAATTAGTAAAATAAGATGATAGGGGCAACTGTTCACTTGCTACCAACATAAAATCTTGATTATAAGACAAGACGAGAGGGCTGCCATTTTTAGATAAATAAAGGGTAGATGGTTGTAAGGTACATAAAATGCACAGTGCCCATGTACCACGTAATTGAGAAATCGTTTTACGAATGACATTTGTTTCAATATCGATATCAACACCTCCACATCGGGTGTACTCCTGATCATAGTTATATTCGAGTAATTTAGGAACCACTTCTGTATCTGTTTGACTGATGCATTTGTATCCTGCTGCATCTAACATTTGGCGTAATTCTAAATAATTTTCAATGATGCCATTGTGAACAACTGCAAATGTGTGCTTCGAATCTACATGTGGATGTGCATTTAGATCTGTTTTGGCACCGTGTGTTGCCCAGCGAGTATGTCCAATTCCAATGGTATTTCCATGATGTTTTTCTCGTATTTCATCGAGTAATTGAATTCCAGTCTTATCGGGACGACTTGCAAATTTATGAACAATAAGCTGATCCGCGGATAAGGTACATATTCCTGCCGAGTCATACCCACGATTTTGAAGAAGAGCTAAACTTGTATAAATAAAATGAAATGCATCTTCTGATCCCAAATATGCAATAATTCCACACATCTATTGTATTGATATGAATTTAATATATGATCCAAGCGCATAAATAAAATTGATAGATATGTTTCTAAAATAAATAGCAAGCATGTCACGCCTTGTAATCGTCGAATCACCTGCAAAGTGCCAAAAAATCCAGGGATTTCTCGGACAGGGATGGCGAGTCATTGCCACAATGGGGCACATTCGCGCCTTACAACAAGATTTAGATGCAGTCGGAATTGATCGTGATTTTGAGGGGAAATATGAATGGATCAAAGAAAAATCAAAGGCCATTAAACAAATCAAAGAATCGGCCAATGATGCAACGGAGATTTATCTGGCATCGGATGATGATCGAGAAGGAGAAGGCATCTCCTATGCAGTATGTCTCTTACTTAAATTGAATCCAAAAACAGCGAAGCGAGCAGTGTTTCACGAAATCACAGAAAAAGCAGTAAAACATGCTGTTACTCATCCACGACAATTGGATATGAATCGAGTTCATGCTCAGCAAACTCGTGCCATTCTTGATATGTTAATTGGATTTACTATTAGCCCACTTTTGTGGAGATATGTTGCACCTTCCTTATCTGCAGGACGATGCCAGACACCTGCTTTACGATTAGTGATGGAACGAGAGAAAACCATTGAATCATTTGAAGCTACATCAAGCTGGAAATTGAGTGCGACGTGGAAGAAGGATAAGATGACCTTTCCTGCTATCATGACGGATGAATTGGATGATGAGGAATCAGCAATGAACTATCTGGAACTTGTTCATTCTAATTCGAGCGGAACCATTTTAGAAAAAACAGTGAAACCATGGTCAGAATCTGCACCACCTCCACTCATTACCAGCACCTTGCAGCAACAAGCCAGTGCTCTATTTGGAATCAATCCAAAGAATACCATGAAGATTGCACAAAAGTTATATGAAGCGGGTCATATCACCTATATGCGAACAGACAAGGCCATTCTATCGGAAGAGGCCATTCAAGAAGGAAAAGCATGGGTTAATGAGCAATATGGCGAAGCGTATGTACAGGTAAAAGAAGGAAGAAAACGGCCAAAGATTGCAACAGATGAGGTGAAAGCACAAGAGGCACATGAGGCCATTCGTCCCACGCATATGGATGTTCCTGAGATCCAGGGCGATGCATATGAGAAAAAAGTGTATCATTTGATCTGGCAGCGTGCCATTCAGTCGGTGATGGCGGCAGCAAAGGGAGAAAGCTGCAATGTACTCATTCAAATAGAAGGAGACAATGATTTCAGATGGGGTTCGCATTGGAAGCGTATTATATTTGATGGATGGAAACATGCAGGAAAAGTGGCGGAGATCGAAGAAGAGGCTGAAGAAGTTGATAGTGAATGGTCACTTGTAGAACAATTGCAGGTGGGTGATGTGATTCAATGGCAACAGATGAAAGCCGAGCCAAAAGAGACAAAAGCACAGGGGAGATATACAGAGGCGACACTGGTTCGTGAACTGGAGCAGTATGGAATTGGACGACCTTCCACATTTGCATCACTTCTTTCCGCCATTCAAGATCGTGAATATATTGAAATTAAGGATTTTCCTTCAAAAGAGGTTCAGGTAAAGGAGTATACTATATCAGTCAATCAATGGCCTGCAACGGTTATGACTGTAAAGAAGAAGGTGGGTGCAGAAAAGAATAAGTTGGTTCCAACAGAACTTGGTCGATCGGTATTATCGATGTTACTAACACATTTTGATGATCTGTTCTCCTATGGATTTACGGCAGAGATGGAAAAGCAATTGGATGAGGTGGCAACGGGATCAATGGAAGGAAAGCAGGTTCTTCGAACAACATGGACGTCATATGAAACACGTTATAAGGAGCTGTTGAAGGAGCCTCAAAAAGGGGTTAGTCTAAAAGTGAAGGACTTTGGAAATGGACTTAAAGCGGTTCAGTCAAAAAAAGGTCCATTGTTATTGGTGGAGAAAGGGAAAGAAACAGAATTCTTGGGATGGCCAAAAGGAATTCTATGGGATGATCTAACAGCCGAACAGGCGCTTCAGTTCCAAGTCGATACACAGGTTCAAAAAGAGGGAAGTGTTCTTGGTATGTGGAAGGATCAGCCCATTATCAAAAAAACAGGAAAGTTTGGAACGTATTTGCAGTGTGGGGAGATCTCCATTCCATTTCAAGAAGAAACCATGGATCAAACAATAGAGCGTCTGGAGCAAAAGGTAGAACAAAAGGGAGCTATTGCAACTTTTAAGGAGTATGTGATTCGTACAGGACAATACGGTCCTTACATTATGAAGACCTCATTGAAGAAGCCACAGTTTGTATCTTTGCCAAAAGGTGTAGATGGAAGTAAACTTACGGAAAAGGAGGTAGATGCATTATATAAATTGGGGATGGAAACAAAGAAAAAGTGGAAAAAATAAAAAAACGTGTTTACTATTTTTAATTGACTTCTGTAGAATAGTAAGACAATGTTATCGAACGATGTCATATTTCATCGTCCACGTGATGAACATAAAGAAGATCACTCATCATCGGACGCCATATGGATGCGAAATAAAGCATTTATAGATGAAAATATAAATCAAAATTCTAATAAACCATTGCAAATATCAAATGCAGAAAAGGCAGTTCTTGAACGATTGGCAAAAAGACAAGGATATTCTTATCTGAATCAGGGACAAACTCCTACCAATCTTCCGTCAACCATGAGTGCCTATTATAAATCAGAATGGTATGCGATAAAGAAAAAACAACAAGAAAATGCACATATGGATGCATTGGATCGTGCAAATGAACAATTAATAAATGCAATTATACCATCGTATGTAACCATAGCTATTAATGCAAAATCAAGTAATAGTATCATACCACCTATCAAAACACATGATACGCTAACTCGAAAGGTAGAAAGAGAAAAAGAAATACAAGCTGCGATAGAACAAGAAAAGAAAAAGTTGTTAATACAGGAACAGAATAGATCTGCATTAGAAGAGAAAAGACGACAAGAGAAGATTGCTATTCAAAGAAAGCAACGTCAAAAGGAAGAGGAAAAAAAGAAAAAAGCAGCAGAGGAAGCGGAAGAACAAAAACGCCTTAATAGAGAGGCATCTCTTCAGAAACAAAAAGAAATCTTAGAAAAAAGAAAGGAGCAAGTGCCTATTTCTAAACATATTGATGAACAACTTGAAAGAAAAGTAAAGGAACAATATAGGCCTCCAAAAGAGCCTAAGCCACCAGTTAGTAAGGAAGAATTTGAAAAAGCTCAACGAGAAAAAGCACAGAGAGAATCAGATATTCGTCTTGCAAAACAACGCGCAGAAAAGCTTCATCAAGATGAAATAGAACGTAAGGCAGAACAACTTCATAGAGATGAAGTAGAACGTAAGGCTGCCTTAGATAAAAAAGAAAAAAATATTATTCAAAGAAGATTTATAGGTACATTAACGCCTGAACTGAGAGAGGCGCAACGAAAATCTGATCTTGCCTCTCAACAATTGGATCATATTTTTAAAAAGGAAGCTGATTTATATAAAACTCGAACAGAATTACCATCAATCTATATCATATTACTATGTTTTAATGAGAGTGTAATGTTACCTCTTACTGTTGGGCATTATCGTGCACAATTTCCATCATGCGAAATTATTATTTATGATAATGAATCATCTGATAATTCGGTTATGATTGCAAAAGAGCTAGGATGTCATGTCATATCATGGTCAAGTAATCAAATCAATGATGAAATTCTTAAAATTAAAATACGTAATCATTGTTGGAGACATATTGAGGAGGGATGGATTATTATGGCAGATATGGATGAGTGGATCTATATTACAGAAAATGAGCTGAAACAAGAGGAAGAAAATGGTACGTCTATCTTATCAATTGAGGGAATGGAAATGGTGGGAGAAAGTCAGACACTTGATTTTTCAGATATTAATTTAAATGAGATAAAACGGTATATTCCCTTTATTGAGGAGAGTAAAAATTTATGCTTTTTTCGTACAAAGATCAGCTCCATGAATTTTGGTCCAGGATCACATAAATGTATGCCAATTGGCACGGTTGTATTTAGTACACCAGTATATCAACTACGTCATATGTGTAATATAGGATTACCATTTTTATTACATAAGATGAAACAGCGATATGAACGAAGTGCATTGAATCGTTCAAAAGGTATGAGTATTCATTATACTGCAGATGAAAAGAAAATTACCGACAAATACAACAAATTATTATCGCAAAGTATCAGTCTTTAAAATTACATCTAATATGTGTAATAGTAAAAGAATCTGATTCGTGGTGAGATATGTCTTAGCGCGTATCTAGTATGGTTTTGGCATGTCCCAAATTAAAATAAAAAGATAGAAAAGAATGGCGGAAAACGGAGTGAATATGATTAATGGTACCGATACTCTTCCTCGTTCACGTTCAACCTCTCCTACACGTTCTCCTTCTACACCAACCGGTGAACAGAAGGAAAAGCGTTTTTTAAATGGATGGTCGAAAGAACAGGAACATCTAATGGCAGAATGGAGCGACTTAGCCATGTGTTATCGTTGGCTCCATGATAAATCCGAAAAGTTTTTCCATTTAAAAAATCTATGGATCAGCTTACCTGTGATTATTTTAACAACGCTCGGTGGAACGGCAAACTTTGGTATTCAATCCCTTTTTGATGACGATACTTCAAAGAAATATGCTAGTTTTGCAATTGGTGGAATTTCGCTCGTGGCTGGACTTCTAACCACGATTGGCAACTATTTACGGTATGCTCAATTGGAAGAGTCACATCGAGTGGCATCGATTGCTTGGGGTAAATTTCAACGTTTAATTGCAGTAGAACTTGCATTAAAGCCTGATGATCGAATTGATTCTCTCGATTTTTTGAAGATTTGTCGTGCCGATTTGGATCGACTCATTGAGCAATCTCCCCCCATTCCTGAGTATGCCATTGGCTTATTTGAAGCAGAATTTGGAATGATTAAAGATTTGAAGAAGCCTGACATTTGTGGTGCACTAGAACATACACGTGTATTTGAAAGCTCAGAAGTACGACTAAAGCAAGTAGCCACAGAGGCAGCACTATTGATCAGACATAAGAAGCATACTCTCACCGAATTTCTTAGTCCAAAGATTCAAGAAACCATCAAACAACAAGTCGATGAACGAATCATGGAAGCCATTGATGAGCGTAAACGGAAGTTGGAAGAAGAAATTGAACTTCAAAAGGAAACAAATAGAAAAGAACAAGAGGAAATGCAGCGTTTATTTGATGAACGACAGAAACGAATTCAGGAAGAGATTAATATGGAGAAATCAAAAACGATGAAGGATTCGGGTATCCTACCACCACCGCCTATGAAACGTCGTGCATCCCATTTTGAATCTCGCTTACAATTCAAACAGAATCCTTTATTTATAAGAAAAGAATCTGCACCCCCCTCGCCTTTATTAAAAGCGGAAGTTCATCATATTCCAGAATCGTCACAAATAACAGAATTATCGCAGGAGAAACTATCACCAGTTTCTTCTTTAGATAATCTAACAAATGTTGTTGTTATTCCACGGGATGATATATAAAATTGAAATATATAATGTATAAAATAAGATAACGATGCGAATCAGTAAAAGCAGTATCTATAAGCTTATTGAGGAGACCATTTCCTTTAAGGCTCTTTGGACAAAGTCTGACTTACGTAATGTCCATGTTGCCTTTCTTATGTATCGTGGAAAAGTACTAGAATCTGCCACAAATATGGTAGGATCACGTAAAAGAGGGTGTGGTTATTCGGATCGCACCATTCATGCAGAGCGAGCAGTTCTGAAAAAAATAGGTGATACCAATAAATTGGATGGTGCTATTATGATTGTCATTCGTATTTCACGCGGTACGAATGAACTTGTTAATTCGACACCATGTCATGCATGTCGGTGTCATTTAGAAAAATGCGTCAAAGATTATGGTCTTCGACGCGTTTATTATTCGATATGATATACAGCATTTCTTCCACGAACGAGGAAGAAGAGGCTTATTTTTATTATATTTTAGTTTAAAGATATAGAATATGTAAATATATAGAATGCAAGTTGCGTTTATTACAGGAATCACAGGACAGGATGGCTCTTATTTGGCAGAACTTCTATTGGAGAAGGGATACATCGTATATGGCATGAAGCGTCGTCATTCGACGGTAGTGAGTAGCCGCATTGACCATCTTCGTGGAACGCCAAATCTCCATTTGATGTATGGTGACATGAATGATGCAGTAAGCATTATGAATATTTTGAGCACCATCAAACAAAACCATTTTAATTCAGGATCCGCCAATCGTCTAGAAATTTATAATTTGGCGGCACAGTCGCATGTTCAAGTTAGTTTCCAGGTTCCAGAGTATACTGCGGATTCAGATGCCATGGGCACCCTTCGCATGTTGGAAGCCATTCGCATTCTGGATCTGATTCCCGTTGCTCGGTTTTACCAAGCATCCACTTCCGAACTCTATGGCTTGGTACAGGAGATTCCACAGAAGGAGACGACTCCCTTCTATCCTCGCTCTCCTTATGCTTGTGCAAAACTATATGCACATTGGATTGTGACAAACTATCGTGAGGCATATGGTATGTATGCATGCGCGGGTATTCTGTTCAATCATGAGAGTCCTCGCCGAGGAGAGAATTTTGTGACACGCAAGATCACCCTTGGAGTCGCCAAGATTCTTTCGGGCAAGGAGAAGCGCTTGGTTCTGGGAAATCTGAACTCGCTTCGCGATTGGGGTCATGCGCGCGATTATGTGAAAGGTATGTGGCTCATGCTTCAACAGGACAAGCCAGAGGATTTTGTACTATCAACTGGAGAACAGCACAGCGTTCGTGAGTTTGTAGAGAAGGCCTTTGCGGAGGTGCAGATCAAGATTCGTTGGGAGGGTGTGGAGGCAGAGGAGAAGGGATATCACGCCGAGACGGGCGAGTGCCTGGTGGAGGTTAGTCCTGCGTATTATCGACCAACGGAAGTGGAGACACTGCTAGGTGATTGCACAAAGGCGCGTACGAAGTTGGGATGGAGCCATGAAGTAAGTTTTGATGCATTGGTGAAAGAGATGATGCAATCGGATCGTGCACGATTTGGTTAGTGATGGAATAGAAACGTATTATTAAAAGATATATCTATGTTTTAATAATAGTAACGTTCGGAAGAGGGTTCGAACCTCTGACCTTGTGATTAACAGTCACACGCGCTGCCTGCTGCGCCATCCAAACGTCTACAACCATACCGTAGAAACTCTAATCGGATTTTAAACGCACCAATGCCTCCAACCCTTCCTGAAGCTCAATGGTCACACCCCATCCCAGTGCCTTCAACTTCTCATTGCTAATGTAATACCGTTGATCATTGAAAGGGCGATCCTCAATGTAGGTGATCCATTGATCATAGTCTTCTGTTCCACGAATCATTCGAATGAGGATCTTGGCAATTTCCATGACGGAATGCTCCTCCTGCGTACCAATGTTGTAGATCTCACCCAACTTGCCGTTTTCCAAAATACAGGCAAAGGCTTTCGCGGTATCCAGTGCATGAAGGAAACCACGAACAGCGGATCCATTGCCTTGAATGGTTACTTTCTCACCACGTTTCAGCTGTTGAATGAATCGCGGAATGACCTTCTCAGGATACTGATTGGGACCATATACATTATTGCCGCGTGTAATGATAATCGGCATCTTGTAGCTATGGGAATAGGCTTGGACAATCAGTTCCGCACCCGCCTTCGTCGCCGCATAGGGATTGGTGGGGCATAGAACGGAGTTCTCGGTTTTATGGAGTTCATCCATGGTATTCATCGATTCGCCATAGACTTCATCGGTTGATACATGAATGAATCGCTCAATGCCACCATATTTGCGACAGGATTCGATTAAAATGTGTGTGCCCAAAATGTTGTCATGGGTAAATTCAAGGGAATCATCGAAGGAACGCTGGACATGACTCTGGGCAGCAAAATGAATCACATGGGTGATTTTGTATTCTTTCAAAATGTGATTGACAAGATCGGCATCACGCAAATTGCCCTTTACAAATGCATAGTTTGGATGTTCGCGAATGGCGGCATCCACATTTTCCAGCTTAGCACAGTAATACATTGCATCCAGATTGACCAAGCGCTTCACTCGGTTCAAAGGAAAGTAATAATTAATGAAATTACTTCCGATGAAACCGCATCCACCGGTTACAAGAAGGGAAACCATATTGATCAATTCAATAGTATATTGTTTAAGTTATGAATGCGTAGAAAAGGAATCTAAAAAAAATACAAGCAAGGAAGATAGCATGGATAAAATATGCAAGAAATGTGCCTCCGATCCGATGAGTCATTCCTTTAAAAAAATATCGGAAAAGGGGGGCATTCTGACTTATTATACCCAACCCTCTCAAGGTAAGCTATATGATGATAAAGAGGGTATTTTGTCTCATGTAGATAATGCATTGAAGTTAATTGGAAATAAGAAATGGCGCTGCATTGTAAATGGAGATGGATTTGATATGAAACATGCAGTGCAGGTTACAACAGGATCGGAATTATTAAAGCTTTTTTTGGAAAAATATGGAGAGCATTTGGAAGAGGTAAAGATTATTAATCCATCCTGGCACATCATGGGAATTGTGAAGGCACTTCCTATGATGATTAGTGATCCATCTGTTATTAAAAAGGTTAAGGTGCTAGATGATCGTGTCTATAGCATTTTAGAGTTTGTGTAGACATTTCTCACAATCCTTAAAGAGTCCAGGAACAAACTGACAACGCTGGATACATTTCATTTCGGATGTTTTCAACTTTCTTTTGGAGGTCTTCTTCTTACCATTGGTGATGATGGTGACTTCCTTAAAGCCTTTCTTGCCTTTGATGGTGACACGGTTGGTTTTGGAACGCTGGACGCCATTTTTGAAGTCGGAATGCGTTTGCACGGAGCTATACTCGAACATCTATAAGATGAAAAGAGTTTAAAGCGGGGGTGAGTGGTATAGTTGTGGAGAGATCCACGAATGCGCGAGTAGCAAAGCCTGGTTAATGCGGTTGATTTAAGACCAACTGGAGAAATCCTCGTGGGTTCAAATCCCACCTTGCGCATAGTTGTTTTGAGAATCTTCTAGATCCTGAAAACAACAATTTTGATTCAGCAAGTGCCTTATTTTCTACTTTGAGTTCAGGCATACTATATATATGATGTAAAATATTTAAATGGGATTAAACATGACATTCAACTTTATTTCCTTTATCATCGTATACCCATATTTCACATCCATACCCTGCTTGTTTTACTGCATTTTGTTTGATAAATATATTATCTTTTTTCTTCTCTGCTGTCCAGGTTGATTTAGATTCAATACACAATTTTAGACTCTTAACATACGCATCAACATAATATCGTCGTTCTATTTCATTTTCATCCTTATACCTAATATCAGGAACATCTTTGCGTGATGTGATAATATCATCTTCATGAATACCTATAAGTAATAATTCATCAAGAGCAAATTTTTCATAGCCTTGAATTCTATCTATTCTACCAGAAGGAAATGTATAATCATAAAATCCATAAGCACTCTTAGAACACTTTTCTGCTATTTCAGGAACATGCATAACACTAACTTCACCATATTTTGATAAACATGTTTGGATTTTCTTATCTTGAACCTCCTTGATCTTTGTTGGATGTCCACCATATCTTTTCAAATTAGTTTGTTTTGATTTTTCTTGGATAATAGTTGATTGCATACCATATGGAACACCATAATTTTTAATACATGTATCTACTGCTTTTTGTTGAAACTTTTCTAACTTAAATGGATGTCCACCATATCGTTCCATATTTGTAGAATTTATTTTTTCCTTAATTTCTTCAGACTGTGACGCATATGAAACACCATAATGTTCTATACTTGTTTCAACCTTCTTTTGTTTAATTTCTTCAGACTGTGATGGATTTTCTACTCCATGATTTACTAAGCATGTTTCTACTTTCTTTCGTTTTATATCTTCAGATTGTGATGGATTTTCTACTCCATAATTGACTAAGCACGATTCCTTTACTTTTAGTTTAATAGAATCTAATTGCGATACTGAATCTACACCATACTTTTCCTTTACGGTATTTTTCTTTTTTTCTTGCACTTCTTTGGTCTTTGTAGGGTGTCCACAATATCTCTCTGAGTTTGTATCATTAATTTTTTGTTTTACAACTTCTGATTGTCCAGCATATTCAACACCTAATCTCTGAAATGTAGTTTCTCGCATTTTTTCTTGGACTTCTTTTGACTGTGCAGGATGTTCGACTCCTAATGTTCGTTTCAATGTTTCAGTTGCTTTTTGTCTAAGTTCCTTTGATTGAAAACAATGCTCTACGCCAAATTTTTCTTTATTTGTAAGTTTCTTTTTTTCCTTACCCTTTTCTTTAGCGCATTCAGTGCAATACGCCCCACCAATATCAATCAGATCACGAAATGATTTAGAAAATTTCTGATCGCAATTTAATGTCAAGCATTTACCAGTAATAGGTGTGTCACGATTTACTTTTATACTATCAGGTATAGCATCATATATAATCGCATTTTCTCTACAAAATACATCAAGAACTTCTAATGTAAACGGTCGTCTTTGTTTGCGAGACATGATAAGTATCTACTCAGTATGTTATCCTCTAATCAATTTTTATAATCGAAAAGTAGGCGGATTCATCTGGAAATACAAAGAAAATATCGCGTAAAACCCCTTATTAAATAACACAATCCCCTATCAATGGAATCCATTCTCGTAACCGGTGGATCCGGCATGGTTGGCCAAGCGATTCGTGAAATGGCCTGCAATTATCCCTATACTTTTATTTTTGTAGGTTCCAAAGATTATGACTTGACGAGTGAGCAGGATACTCGAAATATGTTTGTGAAATATCAGCCAACCTATGTGATTCATCTGGCAGCATACGTAGGCGGTTTGTATAAGAACATGACACAACTTGTTCAGATGTTGGAGAAAAATGTGAGCATGAATTTGAATGTGGTCAAAATGTGTCACGAGTTTAAGGTGAAGAAGGTGATTGCCTGTCTATCTACCTGCATTTTCCCAGACCAAACGACCTATCCAATTAATGAAAACATGCTTCACATGGGTCCACCGCATGAATCCAATGCTCCCTACGCCTATGCCAAGCGTCTACTTGATATTCAGTGTGCGGCCTATCGTTCGCAGTATGATTCACCCTTTCTATGCGTGATCCCGACAAATCTGTATGGTCGTCATGATCAGTTTGATCTGCAGGATGCACATGTCATTCCTGCACTCATTCATCAGTGCTATTTGGCCAAACAGAACAATACCGATTTCAAAGTGAAGGGAACAGGGAAACCGCTACGTCAGTTTGTGTTTGCACCTGATATGGCGGCACGTCTTCTTTGGATCTTGGAACATGTTGATCCTGCGGTGACACCGCGCCTTATTATTGCACCTGAAGAGGAAGTGACCATTAAGGATATGGTGGATGAGATTGTATTGTCCATGAACTTTGATACCAAACAACAGCAAGTGGTTTGGGATTCAAGTTTTTCGGATGGTCAATATAAGAAAACAGCCGATGGAACCCTACTGCAGAACAAGTGTCAGCTTCCCTGGACTTCCTTATCGGATGGTATTCGACAGACGGTAAATTGGTTCTTGGAGAGCGTGCAATCCAAGGAGCTACCGCGAGGCGTTCATATGTAAAACTCCTCTAATACCTCAATCTTTAGTAGATCCATATGAATGGAGTAAAAGATTAAATCAAGCCCGTTCCAGAGCTGAAGAAATCGAATGTATTCGATCTGTTTCTTCTGTTCATTGGCTGAATAATAAACATGAGGTAGTTCCCATCCGCCACAATAAAAGGCATCATTTATAATATCATTCATAGATTGTCTAGGTGTTTGTCCCATCTTTTGATGAGGCCTATCACGATCTCGATGAGTTGCCATGTAGGTTACGTATTCTCCTAGATGGCATATTTTGCATCCCCATTCATGTGGAGGTTCCCATGTATTTCCAATTTTTTCAAGTATGGTTTGATCAGACATCCATAGATGTCGTTCGAGATTTAATACAGGATGATTGCATTCGGTTAGGCGTCGTATAAGCTCATTTTTCCAACGCATTTCCTGTTCTTCGCAGTTATCACAGTACCAATCGCCGTGACAATCTCGTCCTTCATGAATCGCTAGAATAGTTGGATCATCGCATTGGGAAATAGGAACTTTTTTGGAAAGAGTCTCAATCATGCGATCGGCGAGTGAGAAACATGTCTCTTGATTTGCACCGAAGACACGATCCCACTCTTCTCTGGCATAGGGGTGCAAGATATGATGGCGATAAATGAAATCGATATTTCCTCGTGCCCAGTTATGAATATGATGTCTCCACCATTTCATATAAATCTTGGGACGATTTTCTTCTAGATAGTTCATCATCCATTTACGCAAAATAGGCTCTTTTTCTTTTAAAAATGTGGCTAATTCACGAAATGCATGAACTGCGTGATTTACATTTCCATACTGTATGGTTTGTCTTTCATTAAATCCTTTAATCTTCTTTACTTTTTGATTCCATTCGGAAATGATGGATTCAATTTCTTCCATTGATATCATGACTTATTTTTTAAATAATTTTAAAGCGCATTTATTCTATTTCCTTTTACAAATACAAGGTCGTATACATTCCATAAAACATCCTTATGTTCAGCTTTCATAATATCATTTTTAAAGAACTTATGCTTATTTTCTGGTTTAATGCATGTAAAATCAACATTTTTATAAAGTGGAAGCAGTGAACCAATATTCCATTTCTTTTCAATTATTTTTCTGGACATTAACACTTCTCTGTTCCAAACTGTTTCATATAATGTTTTTGAATAATCGATCATACTAAATATTTTACAATGAATCAAATACTGTAATGTCTCCTTATTCATTGCAAAAATATAGGATTGTACATGTGATTTATTGATTGGATCGTCGCATGCATTGATTGTGCTTCCAAATAATTTAACATTATTTTGTAATCCGTTTAGATAGATGTCTGTCCATTTCACTTTAGAATAGCTAGGAATAAATGGACCAATGACTGAGGAATTAACAAATATAAATTTATCATATTTTTTATATAAATCATTTGTTAACAAAGCATCACTCCATCCTCCAAAATCATAACCAATATTATCTCTGGTTAATGTTTTTACGTAATCCGGAACATTAAAGCCTTTAAAAGTTTTATCATTTGCTATCATTATAAAATCAACATTTGCATCTCTGAAAATGCATGTTTTAATAAAATGTTTAACTCTATCATTATATTCGTGAAATATATATAAGACAAGTAATTTTGACATTATATTATTATAATATAGTACTATATTTATTTTTACACAAATTTAAAGCACGCTGTAATTTTATGTGTAGATATGACCTTTACAAGTAAAAAAGGTAAAAAGGTAAAAGCGCTTCGTTTGAAGTCTGATCAATCTGATATACCATTGCTGGTTCATGGTCAGGGTGTATTTATATTTCGACAGATAGCGGTTGATCAATCTTGCATGTTTTTTCTCTACAATCATAACCAGACAGATGGATTTCGTGTAGAGATAATATCTGACGCTGTAGTTGTGTATCGAATCTATAATAATAAGCCATTGATTGATCCAAATAACAAGTCAGGTCTTGATTCTCATCCAGGTGCCTATTATTGGTTTAGTCTAGATGCACAGCATCAAACGCTTCTATGTGGTGTGGGAGAAGCTCGTTTAGAAACGGTAATTTATCGGGCAATTATGGATCCATTTCCAGATGATGATCAAAAACCAAATAAGGCATTTATGGAGACAATTGAGAGCATACGTATTGTAATATATAGCAATGTGGAGCCACTTAAGTTACTTCGTGATCCGATTACTGGTAAAATGCCTGCGATTGTAAAGCCAATGGATGAGTTGACTATGGATCAAATTGCATCGGGTGCCTATTTACCAAAGAGTTCTTTGCCGCTTGTTGCCCAACAGCTACATGATTGTATTGCAGGTAGTCAATTTACGCTGGACACGGATGATTTTCCAGATTTCGTGCAAGCAATTGAGAATAGTATTAAGAATCCGAATGGCTGGTGTTACAAGAAGTTACAGGAGAAGAGTCATGAGTTTAGCAAGGATAAGCCGAATCTGGATGAGACCTATTTGCGGATCACATTGGGTCAGAACAGTGGGGAGTCGCCAGGCATTCCGTATGTGATGGAGATTTGGCCAGTGGGTCATTATTCTCCTGTTCATAATCATTCGGAGGCGCATGCGATTATTCGTGTTCTACATGGAGAGATCAATGTATCACAGTTTCCTTATTTGTGTTCATTGGGAATCAAACCGTTTGCGGTTACCAATTTTCATAAGGATCAGATTACGTGGATCAGTCCAACGTTGAATCAGACGCATCAGCTTCGTAATTTGCCAGATAATGCTGCTACATGTATTACGATCCAGTGTTATTTATATGATGAGAAGGATGATGGTCATTATGATTATTTTGATTATGTGGATGCAGATGGTACGATTCAGCAGTATGAGCCAGATTCTGACATGGATTTTGTGGAGTTCAAGAAATTGATGAAGCAAGAGTGGGAGAGTCGTGTATCGGCGCCATGGTATTCCGGTTTCATCTGCAAGTAAGGAGCTTAAAGATTATTATCTAAAGTAAGATTGTGGAGAGATCCACATATGTCTCCTTAGCTCAGTCGGTTAGAGCAATCGCTTTGTAAGCGATAGGTCGCTGGTTCGATTCCGGTAGGGGACATCTTTATTTTAATACATGTAATTGTATTAAAATAACCGAGTCATCTCGGTTATGCCCCTGTGGCGCAGACTGGTTAGCGCGGCTGTATCGTAAACAGCAGGTCATTGGTTCGAATCCGATCGAGGGCTTATTACATAATTATCATATAATGTAATAAGGCTTTGTAGCGAAAATGGATATCGCGTTTCCCTTCTAAGGAAAAGATTGTGGGTTCAAGTCCCACCAGAGTCAGTATTCTTTTGACAAGATCCAATCTTTTCAAAAGAACATAAAGAATCTATCATCTTTTTGTCTAATAGATGAGTTGTGGTTGTGGTAAAAAAAACGGTGGAAACCAAAATACAGTTATTGTGGAAACTCAACAATTACTCGCCCCGACAGGATGGGGTCCAATTCTATGGAAGTACCTACATTGTATTGCAGAGCGCATTGGATACTCAGGAAATACAATTGTAGACACGGATCAGGCCAATTATATGGAGGTGATGATTAACATGCTCCCTGTTATTTTACCCTGTCAAAGTTGTCAGACTCATGCAGGCTCCTATCTTGCAACCTATCCGCTTCCCCAATTAAGAGGAAAATATGGCCAGCCATTGCGCGAAACGGTGCGAAACTGGCTGTTTACCTTTCATAATTATGTTCGAAGAGCCAATGGACAAGAGATCATGCTATTTCGTCTAGAAGATTGCATTGCACAATATACAGGCGGTGTTGTACCTAAGGCAGATTATACTGCATTTATTCAAAGTGTTGCCGCCGCAGTTCGACAAGGTTGGGTACGCATGGAGAACTGGCGTAAATGGTACAGCCACTCAGAGCGTATCCGTATCATTTGCGGTAATGTTGTGATTTAGTGGAGACACTGCCCATTAGGGCGTTACGACCCCACTCGGATCGCCCACCACGATTGAATGTAACCATCCACTGATACCGCAGTGCTCTGCGAAGCGGTATGAGCGGACATGGCATGAATGCCACCAAAAAGACGAGACATTCCTGCTTGATCTGCCATCTGATTCCACGTGGTAAATGATAGCGTAATCGGTGCAGCAGGTACCATACCATGCTGAATCTCTGATGCTCCTGTCGAAATGGTAAAATCACCATATGCTGCTGTTTGATCACCTTTAAAAATAGGGGACACCAGGCTAAGACCATGATATGTCATCGCTGTTTTAGTAATTGTCGTACCAAACCATTTATTCATCGTCAAGGCAAATGCCTTTGAGAAATGACTGTGACCCGATGGAAAATCGGCAAATGCCGGTGTAATCGCATTGGGAAGTTGATAGGGAACCCACTGGGATCCATCAGTGGTTCCCTTCCAATAGGTTAGTGACTGACCTACATAGCGGCGACGAATCTCCTGAATGGGACGTGCCTGCATATAGATCGATTTTAGACTCCATGTGACACGCGCTCCCTCAAACATATGAATTGCCAAATCAAGCAACGAGCCCACAATCGAAGAGCATGCAATACCCGTCTGACATCTCATATACTCTTTCCAGAACCACATTAACATCAGAGGCGGACTATCGTAACCAGGATCGCTTCCTGCCCAAAACTCCGCAATGATCTTTTGCAGATCCGTCAGATTTTCAGATAAGTATAATATATTATCAATCTCTGCATCACGCGCCGCCCCTGTAACAGGTGCGACAGATCCCTGAATTGCAATCTCATTATCAAGGGTTAAGCATGATGATTGAACGGAATCCCAGAGATATGTTAAGTATCCTTGCTTAACACCATTCACCGTTAGACGAGTCCATTGCTGGGGCTGGGGAAAGCTGGCAATATTATTTACTGTTACTCCATCCACCACAATGGTATTATTCCAATTGGCGGAGCTAGTTGGCATGGCAGTGCCCGCAGCAATCGCACCATCATTGTTGATACGATTGGTATACCATGTATTCCATGCATTGACCCATCCTGTCCAGTTACCAGCGGATTTAACACGTAATACGGTGTCTGAGCCACAATTATAGATCGATTGATAAGTGCCTGGAATAAAAATAGGTGTTAACAAATCAATCACAGAGCACATCCAGACAATGGAATCATTATGTGATAGCGCCGTTCCTGATCCACTGCCCAGACTTGGATTCTGATCCCAATTCCAGTTATCATGAGTGCCAGAAATACGAGCATCCGAAGAAATCCAATTCCACGCCTGTGCAATGGAGGCAGACCATAGATAAAAGATACGAGATCCACGCGTCGGTCCCACATTTTGACTGTCTACATAGGAAATAAGCGACTCCAATCCTGCATTCAAAATGTATTGAAGAGATGGAAGAGGATCCAGATCGACAGAACTTCCATTCATTACCGCAGATAGATTGGCAGGAGGAGCCAAGAAAGCAGTTGTATACGCATCCTGACCCTGACCCGCACTATTTAATGCACATACTGTGAACGTATAAGGCTGCCAATCTACTAATCCCGTAAACCGATAGGACGTATTCGAGGTTAACACAGATGGCTGTGCAACTCCATTCAAATACGGTGTTACGCGATAACTGAATGGACCTGTACCAATAACAGGTACATTCCATGAAACAATAATGGATCCAACCGTAAATGTAATTCCGGATACAGAGCTGGGAAGCAATGCAGATCCATTGCATGGACATCCAGGACTAATTCCAATGCATCCATTGTAGCGACTATATTCTGTCATTTTACCTGTCTTGACCGTATTGATAATAGACTGATCCTTGATTCCAAGAAGAGGGCGAGATCCACCCTGTGTAATGAAGGAGCCCGCTGTTGCTCGTTCCATTTTACGCTGAGTCAAATATGACGAATCATAAATACGTGACATTCTACTATTATTCAATAAAAATAGGATAGAAGTAAGTTTAGGAATGATAATGCTTTCTGCAAACAGGTTGATATTGATCCACGCCTCCTACTGCAATAATGCCGTCTTTCGCTTTTCCAATATATTTCGAGTAGACTCCAACTGTCCCATCACGACAAATCGAGCAAAAGGCATTAAGACGTTCCACTTCTTCTGCATGTGGGATCAGAAGAAGCATATCACCAATGGGTTCTCGTTTTGAACTGCCATCAAGACCTGAGATGACAATATGAATGGGAAGATGATCTGCCCATGCCGTACTATAGGAATAGAGATCGGGAAAGAATTGACCTTCATCGATTGCTACAACATCATACGCTCCCGAACGAACCAATTCATCAATGGATCCTAGATGATCCGCACAAATGGCCTTTTCAAATTCTTTATCATGCGAGGCAATACAGTCCTTTCCATAACGAGTATCTGCGCTATAATTGACAACAAGAACCCTGTATCCAATGGATTGATATCGTCGAATACGACGTAGCAATTCCGTCGTCTTCTGCGCAAACATGCATCCGATGATTAACGAAAGATGACCCATGTCTTAATAATGAATACGGATGAATAAAATGTCAATTTTATATTCGATGATTCAAAAAGAGATGGCATCGTGGACTATTCAAAATGTACCCGCATTATGTATTACGTTAGAACGTCGTGCAGATCGGTGGAAACGCTTTCAAGATCAGCCCGGAATCGATGGACTAAAGGTACAACGATTTAACGGAATTGATGGTCAAAAACTTGACTTAGATAAAGATGAGCGTATAACAACCCTTACAAAGAGAAATATTAAAGGAAAATTTAGGAGGTCTCATGAAGAACTAGATAGCATTGGTGGTGTAGGATGTGCATTGTCACATATTGCAGCGTGGCAATGGATGGTTGATAATCAACAAGAAATTTGTATTATTTTCGAAGATGACGCGGTTGTTCCAAAAACATTTATGAATAGAGCAAATGAATGCATTCAGCAATCACACATTTTAAGGGATCCAAAACGATGGGATATGTGGCTTCTTGGTGGAAAATGGGATAATCTATCACGAATCCCTATCGAGCCAGATAGTACAGGAGTGGTGCGCGTTGGTGCATTTGTCCTCTTTCATGCCTATGTCCTTACAATCCATGGTGCAAAACGATTGCTTAAGGATGCCTATCCAATTCATGCTCATATTGATGTATGGGCATCCATTTATGCTTATATGAATAATATGCGAGTAGTAGGATGCACCGATCTAATGTTAAAACAAAATCAAAAAGTAAAAACAGACATTCAAACGGAAGATAACTGTCTTATTTGTAATGTACCAACAGACTATGATAAATCGTATGAAATGGTAAAGAAAATGGATTGGAAGATTGCACAAGCCAGTAAAGTGATTTGTGTTGGTCTTCTTACATTTGTTATTTATCAACAACTAAAAAATTAATGGAGTTTCATATTGGAGTGATTGGTTAAAAAGTTAATAGAGCAACTTTCCACTAGAAGACCATTCGCATAAATACCATAATTCATTCGCGGATCTTCATGTTCTAATGCTACATGCCAAATGGGATAAATACCCTCTGATTTCCATGGTTTGGCTTTATTGTCAATAAAAGCCATAAGGCGATATTTTTTATCCGTTATATAGAGATTGCCAACTTGTTTAATGGTTTTTTCCCGTTCTTTGGTCGTAAGATAATTAACTAGAATGGAGTGAGCACCTGTGATAAATAAGTCACTGGTTAACTCATGATAATTCGAAGGTGATAATTGATACAACCGATCCTCGATGCGTTCATCAGTTGCAGGATTGGAAATAGTTCCTTGTCCAATCAATTTCACTTTTTTATATCCATGTAGAGATGTCTTAACAAGCATTCCAGGTACAATCAATTCAATTCGCACATTGGTATCAACTCCGTTGACGTGACACATAATCGATGTACCCTCAAGAAAGCAGGGAGCATTAGGATAAAGATAGTATACACCATCCGAATTGAGATCATTTCCTGAGGAGTACGTTGCACTCTGAGAAGATGAACCTGTGCTATTGGATGCAATTTTCCAATAGCTAGATCCGCCAAACGTGCCGACGGTATAACCAGACGTTCCAATGGGATTTGTTTTGGATAAAGCATCGGCTTGTGTGGCGTAATAGTTCATGGCAGGAGAAGGGTACAGATAGTACGTTCCTCCTGTAGCCAATGTATCGCCTGCGACATAGACACCGCTTTGAGGAGATGTGCCTGTACTGCTAGAATGAATGAGCCAATAGGTGTTTCCACCTGCTGCGCTAAGTTGATAAGAGGTTGCAGAACTGCCGAGCTGATTGATATCGTATATGATGTCATGCACGGATCCATAATAGATCAGGAAGGCAGGGTACAAATAATACTGTCCAAGCCCGTCACCAGAAGTATAGCCATCCGTTGGCAAGTCCTCTCCCAGTGTATAAGGCGTACTGTTATAACCTGTACTAATGGTGTTAGTAGGATCAACAAACCATGCACTATAGGTCTGGGGATAACCGCCAGGATCTTGAGACAAATTGCGAATGAAATATGCACTGTTTTGATAAATGAGATTGGTAATGTTTTGTGCATCTGCTTGGGTAGGAAAGAAGTTCATAGACTGTGGTGTAAAAGGTAGACCTACTGCATTTGCCAGTTCGTTCATGGGACCAACCAGTAAACGTGGGTGAGTTCCTGTATTCTGAGTCTTGTGTGAGAGACCTTCATTGAAAACAAACGCAGTATTTCCTGTAATAGGATATTCTGTGTTTTCCAGAACAAATTGACCTTCGCTGTCATTCACATAGACCAGATAGGTGTTCTCAAAGGTGGAGGATCCAGTGTCGACGTGTGGTACCGTATCGCCTTGAATCCATCGCATGGGAATCTCAGAAACATTCGATAGGTCTAACCCCAATTTTGTTTGAAGAGTCTCGCGAATGACAGAGGTCAAGGTAATGGTAAAGTAAACCATGCGATTATCCTGAAGTTTCACCTTCGCGGCGAACACCTCAGGAAGGGCATTCAAATAATTAATCTCTTCTGCGGTGAAGAGATTGGAATAGATCGACATTCTATTAGGGTTACTGAAATCCATTCGGATTCATTTTCTGCCATCTCCAGGCATCTTCACACATTTCTTGAATCGTTTTTGTTGCAATCCAACCTAGTTCTGATTGCGCCTTGGATGGATCCGCAAACACAGTTGCAATATCACCCGTGCGACGTTCACCGATACGATAGCTAATTGTCTTACTACTTGCCTTTTCTAGCCCAGCAATTAATTCCAGTACAGAAGTACCTTTTCCTGTACCGAGATTAAACGTACCTGTCTTTCCAGCCAAAATATACTCCAAGGCGCATACATGACCTCGTGCTAAATCCTGAACATGGAGGTAGTCACGAACACCTGTTCCATCTACCGTTGGATAATCATTTCCAAAAATGGTAACAAATGGCCTGATACCGACTGCCACTTGCTGTAGATAAGGCATGATATTGTTAGGAGTGCCACGTGGATTTTCACCCATGGTGCCACTGGGATGCGCACCAATTGGATTGAAATAGCGTAGCATACAAATATTCCATGTTTCATCTGATGCCTTGAGATCCGTCAGCATCTCCTCAATCATAAGTTTGGTGCGACCATAGGGATTTGTGACCTGGGTGCGGCAGGATTCATCCACAGGAATGCGCTCAGGATCGCCATAGACCGTGGCAGAAGAGGAAAAGACCAACTGTTTGCATCCATGCCATTTCATGCATTCTAAGAGATTCAATGTTCCAATGAGATTCACACGATAATACAGCAAGGGATCCTGAACCGATTCACCCACGGCCTTCAAACCCGCAAAATGAATCACCGCATCCATACGATATATATCAAAGAATCGAGTTACTGCCGCTAGATCCGTTAGATCAATACGATGAAAGGTTACATGCGAATAGGTATCGTCTCCAACAATATTGCGAATGCGATCCAGAACTAATTCGGATGAATTGCAGAGATTGTCAATAATATGGATAGTATGACCCTGTTCTAATAGGGCAATCACGGTATGACTTCCGATGTATCCGCAGCCTCCTGTAACAAGAATGGTAGACATTTCTTGTTATAAAAAGAAAAAATCGTTTAGATGATTTAAAAATATAATTTTTAAATTTAGTGGAAAAAAAGCTCTATTCAATTGTGATATATGTCAACATGAATTTCAAGCTGTTATATCAAATTATGTTACACAGACCCTTTAAATTTCTGACTTAATGCCTCCCATGAAACAGGAAATGCTTGACGCATTAATGTATCAATTGCAGTTGCATAATTTCGAATCTCTTTTTGTGCAGTAGGATCCAAACGGAGATTACAAATACGAGCATATGCTGCAAGTGAACCAGTTTCATACACAAGAGAGTACATGCTTTGTGGTAAAATAGCACGTGCTACTTCAGGTGCAACACCTTTTTTAAGGAGCTCATCATAGGTTTGAAGAGCAGATTGAACTTGGTCATTCATCAATTTCCATGCTTCATCCGAATCATCTACTGCAGTTGATTTTGAACCTTGCTTAAGTTTAGGATCACGCTCTCGAATTTCATCTGGTTGTGGAACCCAACATTCTGGAATAGTATCTACATAACGACGGCTTACCTCATTACGTGATAAACCAATTTGATGTCTAAAATATTCTCGAAGAACAAAAATAGGCATCTTCAGCCGAAAACGTACTTGTGGATGGAAGAAGGGGCTAACATGATCATGCTTCGCCAAGTAGTTGATGAGTTTCTTATCGCCTTCGGTGAGTTCTGTGGAAACCTTATCAAAGGAAACACGTGCAGCGTTTACTACAGTTAGATCATCGCCAAAAGTTTCAAGAAGTTCAACAAACCCCACGCCATCTGACATCCATTGCTTTGCCATTCTAAAAAGATAGAACAGTCTCTCTTTAGATAGAGTAGATGCATGATGATCTAAAACGCATTGGTAGCATGTTTACTAATATTAATTTGATCGTTATTCTCTTTTTTCCATATTTGAATGAGACATTTCAAGATATTTTTCGTGCTACCACATGTCTTATATTAGTAGCAATTGTGTTAACATGGATGACAGGAGATGTATTATCAATTTATGAGAAATTATATAATTCATTTCAATTTGCACCTTCTGTTTCTCTTACTAAAAAATATGTAATGATGTACAATTTAGATATTATTCTTCATCTAGTTCCCTTTGTAATTCTTGGATTACCTCATCATGGAATCTCTTTTCTATTTGGATATGGAATCATGATGATTTGGTATGGATTGATGAGAGATCGAATTGGTTCCATTTACATTCCTGGTTTACCATATGATTCATCAATACTTGTTCTAGGTATCGTCGCATTATTAGGCTCTGTTATATGATCCGTAGGACTTTGAGAGCGTTTGATCAGTAAGATACGAAGTGATTCGGGAAAGGGAAGAACGATATGCTTAGTTGGTTTAATGGAAATGGATTTCATGGCTAACCATTTCATGTTCTAGTGTATCTTTTCAATTTTTAAAGAATTTCGAAATTAGAATGGAGAGCAATGAGACTCTTATGATAATCGTTATTGTCATATTGCTTACCATGTATTTATGGTTTCGTCAAAAACCAAACTATAATCTTATACCAAAAATGATTTGGACGTATTGGGATCACCCTTCAAAGACAGTAGAGCTCTGCAAACAAAGCTGGAAGAAATGGAATCCTAATTACGAAATCATTGTGCTAACCAAGAAAAATTACAAGGGATACGTAACAATTCCGGAAGAAATTCGAAATCATCCTATTTTTACAGATCGATTATCTGATCTAATTCATCTTTGGGTTCTTACAGAACATGGAGGAATATGGATGAATCCAGGTATATTGCTTAGTGCTCCATTAGATCAATGGTTATTTCCAAAATATGCGGAATTTTCTGGATTTCATCTTCATCGTCAAATTCAAATGTGGTTTATGGCGGTAAATAAGCAGTCTACATTTTTGAAAATGTGGAGGGATGAATTTTCGGAGCTGGCCAGATTTCCAAATGTGGAACAATATGTGGAATCTCGAAAGGATACATTTTCTAACATTACAGATCCCATTCAGGATGTTATTCAAGTATCCTGTCAAAAAGTTATTCATGAATATGATATTGAGCCATTTATTTTACAAAATGCAGAAGAGGGTCCAATGAAATATTTGGTGGATGCCAAATGGGATTCTGAGAAGGCCTTAGAATTGGCCTGTACCAATCACTCTTATCAAACCCCGATCATGAAAATGCGTGAAAAAGAACAAAAAGTTATGGAGAAAAAAATAAATGATGAAGGTTGGATTGAACAGTGTGGATTTATTTTTTAGTTTTCATTTAAGAATAATTTCGAGAGATATTTTAGAATATGTCGAATAAACCAGTTCTTCACCGTATGTCTACGGTTGTACCTCGTAAGAATAATAATATAATAACCCCTATGCTTTATCCAAGACAAACTACAGTAGTTCCCTCTCAATCAAATAACTCTCCCAATTCTTTGAAGCCTCGTAATAATGTGATTGGTTATATGCTTAAACGACAACCCACTACTGTTATAGAAACGGGTGGAAAGAGAAAAACACGACGTAATAAAAAATTACGAAAGACCCGCCGATCTCATAAAAAATAAGGAACGATGCTTTTATTTTTTAGCATCCTTCTCCTTTTTCCATTTTGTATACATATGTGTCCATTGAATGAAGTAGGAAGAGCCAAGCCATTCTTTTGCTAATGCATCGAGTTCTTTTTCCTTGGGAGTTAATGAGGCATAAAACTCCTCATAATCAGCAGGTAGTGGCGCAGGTTTCGGTGAAGTATATCGCAACATGGTTGTTATTTTATGATATAAAATTAAACGTCAATTTTATATAATAATACAGTAGCGATGCACTTTAAGGACAAGAGAGTGCTCACGATTACATCCACGGAGGATATGGTTCGAATTCTAGAATCCAAAGGAAATTCGATTCATGACTACAAAAAAGGAACAAAGGTTACGGTTCATAACAAAATGGAACAGGGGTACTCCTATATCTTAGAAGAAGCACCTGGTAAGAGTTTCGATGAAGGCTTTGAACCTGAATTAAGTCCCGCTGAAATGTTGTCTCTTGGCGTCTTTCAAGGAAAATATCTAAATGACTGTGTCCTGGAGTTCCCGAAAGAATGGTTTCTAGCAGCCATAAAAAAGGGCAAATTATGTCCTGGTGAACCCGATACGAAAGTAAATTACTTTGAAGTGGATTCTCGGCTTCCCTTATATCAATGGAAAGAATATGGCTGGGTGCCTGGTGGAAAGAAGGCCAAACAGCATCCTATTCTTTCTGATGCAACTGTGAACAAGGATATTCGCGGATGGTTCCAATGGTACTGTCGATACTGGATGGGACGACGTATTCCTGAATTGGATGAAGTGCAGATCAAACGATACAGGGCTTTTAATCGACACGTGGCACAGATCAAAGCCAATTGTAAAAAAGGAGATGTTCACTGTCGCCCAGTACAACGCCAGGCCTGTCTCCAGTGGGCAAGACTTGTTCTTTAATCAAGATCTAGATCCTCCATCTCCTCTTCCAATTCTTCCATTTCTTCCTCATCCTCATCCATTGCTTTTTTCTTTTTGATAGATGTATGGTTTTTATTATATTCACGTGTTAACATCGTTTTGACTTTGGTTGGAAGTTCCACTGAATTCGATATGATTTCACTTATGTTTTCTACTACCTGCTCTCGCGACAATCCAATTTTATCAAATCGCTCCATTGCTCCTTTGACGACAGGAAGATCTGATTTTTCTCCTTTGATTATGGTAAGTGGTTGTAATAGAATCTTTTGGATGGCTTCCATTTCATCAAGGCGAGCTGATTTGGCAGAGATCTGACGGGTTCGTGCCATATCCTCTAGAAGACGCCGATGTTTTCCCCGTTTAGAGTTTTTTCCAAGAAGTTGGGGAAAGATTTGGAAGGGACAGGGTCCTTGCACGGATCGAGCCACGGCAACGGTAGTATGCACAACGTGAGGAAGAAGTGTCCAATCCTGTGTTTGCCATAGTCGTTTGGTTGCCAAGTCGCCGAAGGAAATCGTCTCTGCTGCCGCCACCGCATCTTCTAAGGAGTTTCGACTAGCTGCTAGATAGCCTTCCTGTACCATCAATGGTACCATGCCATAATCTACAAACACAAGATCTTCTGCCTCTGTCATGGAGAGTCGTTTGTTTCCAAGTAATTTTTGTGTGGCTGAGAATAAGTCCAGTTTTAGATTGGCATCCTTGTCCGAGGATCCCACACCAAACTCCAGCTGATTCAGAATGGCTCGAATGTCATTACCATTTTTTTCACACAATGTTTCTAGATCTACTTTAGTAAGGGATATATATTCGGCTTTGCATACTTTTAGTAGGGCGTTGGCAATGGTGGATTTGACGGGGCGGCTGAATTTGATAACAAGACATGCTTTTTGTAGGGGTGCGAGTTTGGGTGCCATTTGATTAGCGATGCAGAGAAAGGGGACATTCGACTTGCGAATCAATTCGGCAAGTTCACCGACGCCTCCTCGTTCTTGTCCTGTGAATCCATCCACTTCATCCATCACGATAACCTCTTTTCGTAGACGTTTCATTCCGAGCCCTAAGAGACCACGGAGCATGGAGACGGAACGTGTATCGGATGCATTGTATTCGGTGATGGCGAAGCCGAGTGATTGAGCGATCAAGTGAACCGTGGTTGTCTTTCCAATTCCAGGAGGACCTGTAATCAGTACACCATTTTGTGGAGATGGCCACGAAGTAAGCCAGTTGGTGAGCTGTTGAATAGATTCTTTGTGACCGATGATATCGCTAACGGTCTTGGGTGCATACTTGGTAACGAACGGATCTTTCTTTTCTTTTTCAATAGCAATCACGGGTGGTTTTCGTACAATAGGAATACCCTTTTTAACAGCCTCCTTATAACGTGCGGATTCTGTAATGGGGCGTCCATCGTTGCATTCTGTGCCGAGATAGAGTTTGACACCAGGTCGTAGAATCTTACGAATTCGATGGGAGTCTTTTTTTAAAGGAAGTGCGCCAGCACCTGTAATGACAATGGACTCCATGGTTAATATCTAAAATTGATAAGAATCATTTTCAATTTTAACACAGAACTTAAACTATTGTGTAGCACTACTAGTAGAGTCATGAATCCAAATAATACTGCCGAAGCCGATGTCATTACGGAGATGGATGTGTTTGAAAATTCAAAGGTGAAGACCAATACTCCAAGCAGTGCAAGCAGCGATTCCGAGCGCGAATATTCATGGAATCATGTGGATATGGAAGAGAAGAAGATAACAAATGAGAAAGAAGAGCCAAAGGAGGAGCCAAAGGCTGAACCAAAGGAGGAGCCAAAGGCTGAACCAAAGGAGGAGCCAAAGGCTGAACCAAAGGAGGAGCCAAAGGCTGAACCAAAGGAGGAGCCAAA